CATGCTGTGGTCGGTGTGGTCGCCCAGGTCGATGGCGCCCACCCGCAGCGCCATCTCGGCGATGCCCAGTTCCGGCCAGTCGAGCACGATGACGTCCCCCGGCAGGGGCTGCCCGGATGCCGCGCTGTCGCCACGGGGGTTGATCTTCAGCTTGACCCGGGCCAGCGGGATCGAGAGCGAACGCAGGTCGCGCAGCGCCACCCTGGCGGCCAGGGCGTCGTCGGTGATACCCGGATAGTCCCGCTTTTCCGCCACCACGCCGCCCTGGGCCTCGATGTTGGCCAGGTTGTGGACGGTGAGCGACTTGGGCTTGCCGGTGTCCCGGTCGGTGTAGTTGACGGTCAGCTCGTTGACCGTCTCCGCCCAGTCGGGCCGCTCGAAGGATTCCAGCGCGATGATGTTGTGCGGCCCGAAGTGTCGCGCGTTCCACAGGTCCGGCTCGCGGATCAGGCGCAGGGTGAACCGCCCGCTGGCATCGATGACCAGCACCCCGCCGATGTGGTCGAGCACCTGCTGCACGAACTGCTCGATGGGCGACTGCCGCGTCCAGAGCAGATTCAGCCCGAAGCCCTCGTTGTAGAGTGTCCACGAGGCGGACGAGAAGCTGCCCGTGTCGAGCATCGAGGGCGCATAGCCCATTCCCCAGCGGGTGTCGGTCAGGCAGGCGTAGAGAATGGCCGCCGGGTTCATGCCGTTGGCCAGTTGGACCTGGTAGTTGCTGAACGGGTTGGGCGCGGCTGGATCCCACCCTGAAATGAACCGCCGCACCCGCGCCGCGACGGGCTTGAGGTAGGGATTGTTGGCGGCCAGATAGCACTTGCGCAGCACCAGTCCCACCACGCCGCGGAAGGCCGGCACGGTGCCACCGCCGGCCATGCGGGACTGCAGGTAGTCGTTGGGCGTCTGGGTCGCCTCGCCCAGCAAGACGTCGATGGCGCCGCTGATCCCGCCCTCGCGCTTCTCGCCGCCGAACAGGTTGGGACGGTCGACCTGCAAGCGTTTCGGATTGCTGCCCGCCACGCTGCCGCTCCAGAAGGTGCGTCCCTGCATGCGCAGCTCGGTGATGTCGTCCACCGGACCATGGCAGAGCACCAGGTGCATGCCCATGTAGTAGCGGTAGCCGACGATTTGCTTGCTACCGCCGCTGCTACCGCCCATTGCGCCTCCTGCGGGCCTGCTCCACCGCGCGTGCCGCCATGGCGTCGCGGGTCTCGACCAGGCGGGCGGCCTCGACGCCTTCTTTCAGAAAGCGGTGCCAGTCGATGCCGTGGCGCCGGCACCAGAGCCGCGCGCCGGGGATGCACAGGCCGGCCAGTCGCACGTCCTCGATGGTGACGATCAGGCTCACTTCTTGCCGCCTCCGCCGGAGTAAATGGGCTGTGCCTCGCTGTCGCCGTACCAGACCACGTTGGGCGCCTCGATCAGCACCTCCCCGAACACCACCGGGATGGGCATGCCTTCCTCGGCCACTGGGGCGCTGAAGTCGCTGGCGGGCTTGGCGTTCTCGACCTTCGGCTTGGGCGTGAGCGCGATCTGGATCAGGGCGGAGACGACGAACAGAACCAGCTGGACCCACATGGGATTGCCTTCTCAATATGCGCTTTCGTTGAACGGGTTCTTGCGCGGGATCCACGGAAAGCCGCCGAAGTTGTCGGCGTTGTTGAAGCGGCTCTGGCAGGTCTGCAGGGTGTGGTCGCAGCCGGCATAGAGGCTGACCGTCTCGCCCGGCTGCAGCGGTGCCGGATAGATCAGCGTAATGCCCGAGCCATAGTAGTCGTTGCCCTCGATCATGTGCCGGCTGCCGTCGGCACGTTCGAGATACCCGCCCGCGAAGCGGTCCGGCGGGAAGCTCGCCCCCTCGAACCAGACCAGGCGGCCGTCCACCTGCGAGACGGTGAAGGATTCGGCCATCGGCGTCGCCCGGCACTCGGCGCCGTAGAGGACATGGGGACAGCGCCGGGCGTAGAGCCGGCGCAACCCCAATCGCTTGAGGCTGATGCTGGCCGGCTCGCAGCGGATGCGCGCCTCCCGCTCCTCGAAGATCACCTGCAGCACCCGCCCGGTCCAGACCAGCGCCCAACCCCAGTCGCTGCCGAAGCGGCGGTAGATGCTGATCCCCATGGGTTGGGGCTGCGGCGCGCCGCGGTACTCGCGCACCATATCCAGGTCGCGGGGACAGCGCAGGTCGATGGAGCGCCGACCGGCCTCCGGGCCCAGCCCGAGACTGCCCCGCGAGATGGCCGCGGGCAGGTATGTCCGGTCGCCGTTCCAGTCGACGTTAGCCACCACCTCGCGGCTGGCCGAGGTGTAGTGCCAGGCAGTGGTGCCTCGGGTGAAGCGGTAGAGCTCGGTGACGTCGTCGGTGTAACAGTTGAAGCCGGGGCCGGACGGGATCTCGCCGCCCGGTCCTCCGCCAATCAGGATCGGCATCGTCTGTGGTTCCTGTCAGAACGGAATGTCCCCGCCGCCACGCAGGTAGGGATGGCAGCGCGCCAGAGTCATGAACCGCGCGGCCACTTCCAGCACCTCATTGGCGTGCCAGGTGAACTCCACCCTGTCCTGGTCGAGCCGGGCGAAGTGCAAGGGCGTGACGGGCGTGCCCACCGGCACGTCCACGGGCAGCGGATCGGCGAGCAGCAGCCGCGCCACGGTTTCCGACTCGGCCTCCAGCCTTGATACACGCACCGCAACAGGCGGCTGGCCAGTGGGACGGATCATCAGCCCCAGTCCCGGCTCCTCCCAGTGCCAGGGAAGCCGGGCGCGGCGCAGCAGCAGATGGTCGTCGCCGGCCATGGCTGTCTGCGCGAGCGCCAGTCCCGTGAACTCGTCCGGCAGCCAGACGGGGTTGAGGCGTCCGGCCAGATACTCGAACAGCCCCAGCAGCCGGTCGGTGGCCGCCTGGCCCGCCGCCAGCCAGCGGCGGCTGAGAATGCGGGAGGGTCGATCATCGACCCGACGGACCCAGGGCCGGCTGAGACGGTTGTCGATCCGCTCGATCCGTGCCTGGTACTCGATGGAAGGTTCGGGCTGCCACTGCTCGGCATCCACGATCACCGGCACGCCCTCGAGGGTCAGGTCCGGGGTGAAAGGCCATTCCCATACCCGCTCGTCGAGCAGGATCTCGACCGGTTGGGAAGTGGCGGCGGCGCAATGGCGCCGTGCGGTCGTAGCGTCTGCGACCGTGCCCCGTACCAGCGGCACGAAGGTCGAACCCGCCGCCACCGGCCGGGCCAGCGGCAATGCGAGGCTCGCCTGCTGCAAGCTGGTATCGAAGGCGGTGACGCTCACCTGCTGCACCTCATTGTCCGGTGCCTGAATCAGCGCCGGTCCCTGGCCCCAGTTGTCCAGCGTCTCGGTCTGGGTGGCGCGCATCAGGGGTTCGGTCACCGCATCCAGCTGGAGGGTCGTGCTGCCCGCGTTTGCGTCGGTCGTCACCCGGCGGGCCACCGGCCAGAACGGAAACAACGCCTCGCGGCCCTGGTGCTCAGTGAGCCAGGCATCCAGGCCAATGGCGCCGGCATCCCAGGCTGTGACCGCCATCTCGATGGCGCGGCGCGGATGGCGACGCAGACGGATGCGCGACTCGGTGCCGTCGCGCGAACGCAAAATCTGGGTCTTCCACTCCCACCGCTCCACCCAGGGCTGCGACCAGTCGTGCCGGAAGCCGAAGATCCCCCGCGGCGGCGGCTCGCGCCAGACCACCTCGATGAGGGTGGCGAGCAGCGCAACGGGTGGATCCGGGCGGGCCGTGGCCTCCGCGTCGAGGGCATCGACCCGAACCGGCGGATCGGGCCGGACCGCGGGTTCGACGATCTGCTGGAGCAGATCCAACGGCGGCAGCGGCCGTGCAGCCGGTTCCAGCAGCGCCTGATCGAGGTCGGCTGCGGGCAGTCCTTTGCTCGCCGGCTCGATCGTGGCCTGATCGACCTGCGCTGCCATGGCTTATCCTTTTTCGGTGCCGAACTCGGCGGCGTTGAGTTCCGTCTCCGTCCAGTCCACGCCCGCCGCGGTCTGCTCGAACACCGTGGTCAGATAGGTGGGATCGGTAGTCAGCGCCTGCGCCGCGCCGGTGGCCACCGTGGCGCCGGACTGGGTCAGGGCCTTGAGGGTGCCGGCGCCCGCGTCGGTCTTCTTCGCCAGGGCCGTGACCTGCACCCCCAGCACCGTGGGCGTGTTCATCGCCGGCAGAGGCTCGAAGGCGTAGCTGTCCCGGTCGCCGGTGTTGGCGGCGGTCACATAGTCGCTGTGATCGGGCAGCGGTTCGTCGACCATCTCCCAGTTCTGTCCCGCGCCCGAGGGGGTCCACTGGCTGAAGCTGCCGGCCCCGGTCGGATGCAGGGCGTCGATGCGCACATCGCCCAGGTAGTCGTTGTTGCGGGTGCCCGAGCCGTCGGCCAGATAGAAGTCGTCGAACAGCAGCTCGACCGGCCAGGGCTGGTCGGCCCAGCAGATGCCGCCGGCGACCAGGTTGCCGCCGGTGGGAATGTTCTGCCCGCTGATCGTAAGCCATGTCTGGCTGTTGACCCGCAGCTCCAGCAGCCCGGTGCCGTTGCCCTCCACCACCTTCAGTTCGAGGTGGTTCCAGGTCTGGGCCGAGATGGCCCGCAGGGACTGGCCCGTCGGGAATCCGCCCTGGCCGATGCCCAGCAGCCCGATGGCATTGACCGACACCTCGTAGCGCTGGTTGCTGGCCGTGCGCACGAACAGCAGCGGAAAGCGGTCCGGCGGCAGCAGATCGAGGCGAAAGGCGCAGCCGAGGATGATCCGGCTCACGCCGTAGCCGATCTCGCGCACCATGGCCACGCCCTGGCTGTTGGCGGGAAAGCGCAGCGCGGACGAGGCACTCCGGCGTCCGGGCACCCGCTCGCACTGGGGCGCGTACTGGGCCTTGGCGTAGCCGTAGTTGGGCACGCCGTCGGGCTTGAGGGCCTGGGGATCGAAGTGATCGAAGCCGTCGACGAACAACAGTGCCATGCTAACTCCCGAGGTACTGGCGCACCGTGGCGGCGTTGCGCCGGATGACATTGGTGATGACCTGCTCGCCCGCGGGCGTGGCCAGGAAGTCGCCCACCAGGGACTCGTCCACGGCGTTGACCACCCGGACGTTGACCTGGGGCTTCTCCCGGGGGCCTGCGTTTGGCACCAGGCCGCCTGTGGCGAAAGCCAGATTCGGACCACGCCAGCGAGGCGCGAAGGCCCCGCCGTTGATCGCGTCCAGAAAGGCCACGCCCACCCGCTTCACGGAAGCGGCGTTGATCACGTATTCGCCGGCGGAGAGCCGCGCCGGGATGGAGTCCGACGTGGACGTGCCGGGGCCGGTGACGTAGCCGCCGGTCGCGAAGCCCCCTGCACCCGAACGGAACAGCGCGCCGACGAAACCGCCGATGCCCCCACTGACGCCTCCGAACAGCGACTGGGCCAGCTTCTGCGCGGCGATGCGGTTGATCGAGGCGATGACCGATCGGGCGAAGTCCCGGAACGCTTCCTTAGCCGATTTGGCGCCGGAGCCGATTTGCTCGAACATCGTGGCGAAGGCGTCTCGGACTTGGCCTTTGACCCGAACCGCCACCTCATCGACCACCAGCCTGGTCCGGGCCAGTTCGTTCTTCCACGCCTGCACGCGGGCGACCGCCTCGGGGCCGATGGCCCGGGCCGCCTGTTCCATGAGCGGCAACAGCCTTTCCATCTCGGCGGCGGATTGCTGCTGGAGACGGACGATCTGCTCGCGCGCCTGGGCCTCGGTCAGCAGCCCCGCTTGTTGCTGGATGCGGATCGCCTCCTGGGCGTTGCGCATCCGCCCGGCGGTCAGGCGCCATTTCGACTCCAGGGCGTCGAGGTTGGCTCGTGCTGCCTTGACGCCGATCAGCCGGTCGATCAGCGAAACGCCGGCGGTGTCGTTCTCCGCCAGCAGCCGGGCGCGCAGATCGCGGTAAGCCCGGGCGATGGCCTCACGGCGCTGGGCGTCGGTCCCGGTGCCCGTGAGTGCTGCCAGCTCCTCACGGGCCTGAGCGAGCGCGTCCCTGAGTTCTCGTTCGGCGGCCGCCGCCTTGCGGGCATTGGCCACCATGACCTCACGACGGCGGTTGTTGAGCGCGATCAGGTCGGCCTCGAACTTCGCGATCTGCCCCTTGGCAGCCAACCTCGCCTTCTCGTCGTTGGCTTCTCTCAGGATGCGCCGCTGCTCGGCCAGGGCCTGCCGTTTGCGGGCGATCTCGGCGTCGATCTCCCGCTGCTCGATAGCCGTCTTGGCGGCGTAGTAGTCGCGGATGGAGATCAGGCGATCGGCCAGCGCCCGGTCGAGGGCCCTGGAGGCCTGTGCCAGCCCTTCTTTGAGGATCCTGAGCTCCGCTTCACTTTGGCTTTCTGCAAATTTGAGGCGGGCGGCGTTGTCCTTAACCGAGGGAGTACCCTTCGCCTGCGGCCGGGCAAAGAGCCGCTGCCGTTTTTGCTCGTTACGGATACGCGCGGCGATCGCCCGGGCGGTCTCGCCCACATAGTCGCGTCCCAGCGACTCCTTGACCGCATCGCCCAGGGCCTTGCCGAAGCCGCGCATCTCGTCCCGGCCCGCCCGCAGCGCGGCCTTGAGATGCCGGAGGGAGAAGTCGCCCTCGAACGCCGCCGCAATATCCCGGCCCAAGGCGCGGGCCAGCGCGGCGATGTCGGAGAAGGCCCGCTTGAAGCGGCGCACGAGGAAGGCGGCGGTGATCCCCACCACCTTGCCCACGGCGTTGAAGGCCCCGACGATGCCGTTGACGAGCGTTCGCACCGCGCGGCCGATGGCGTTCACGCCGTCGATCACCGTCTCACGCAGGCCCGTCCAGGTCTTGTCGTTGATCCCTACGAGACCGATCAAGGCATCGACAAAGATCCCAATCTTCTCGGTGACGAGATCCCAGGCGGCCGAGACGATCTGCCCGATGGTGGCAGTCTTGCCGCCAAACTCCACCACCTTGTCCCGGGCCGAGAAGGCGGCGGTGGCCATTAGTCCCAGGCCGGTGACGATGAGCCCGATGGGACCGCCGAGCAGCGCCAGCGCGCTGCGCAACAAGCCGCCTGCACGGGCCAGCAAGGAGGCGCCACGCGCCGCCTCGGTGACGGCGCGCCGCGCCTTGATCGCCTCCTGTGCCGCTCGGGCCACGTCCGCGCGCAGAGCCGCGGTTGCCTTGCCTTGGGCGACGGCTTGTGCCAATGCCGCCCGGGCCGCGCGTAGCCGAGTGCCCGCCTCGGCTTCGATCAGACGCAGGTTGTTCAGTCGCGCGGCAGCCTCGGCACGGGAAGCAGCCACGCTTGCCGCTATGGAGGCCACCATGCGCCCGAAGGCCGCAACCAGCGCGGTGCCGGCCAGCTGGATCAGCAAGTCGATATGGGCGGCGAGAAACTGGATCGCCCTGGCCAGACCGGCCGTAAAACCGCTCCCCGCATCCCGCTCGCCGAAGGCGCGCAGGAAGGCGTTTCGAAGGCGGGTGAGCGCCCCGGAGACGGTGTCGGGCAGCGCGGCGTACTCCTGCGCCAGCCGTTCTTTCTGCCCGAGCAGCGCATCGAGCACCACCTCGGCGGTCAGCTTGCCTTGCTGGGCCAGGGACCGCAGCGCGCCCAGGGGCACGCCCAGTCCGTCAGCGATGGCCTGGGCCAGCCGGGGCGTCTGCTCGATGACCGAGTTGAACTCGTCGCCGCGCAGCTGTCCGGCGGCCAGCGCCTGGCCGAACTGGAGCAGCGCGCCGCTGGCGGCCTCCGCGGAGGCCCCGGACAGCGCCACCGACTGGCTGATGGCCTCGGTGACCGCCAGGGCATCGCGCTGATCGCGCCCGAGCGCCCGGATGGAGGGCGCGAGCCTGGCGTAGAGCGTGACCGTCTCGGAAAGCGGCGCCCGGTTGCGCTGGGCGATGTCGAACAGCTCGCGGTCGGCCCGGTTG